TGTGGATATCGAAGCTGTATTCTTCATCCGCCAACTTTTGTTGGTAGGTAAGAAATACGACATCGAGTGTCCACAAGCTGCGAAAGTGAAAGTTGTTAATGACTTTCTCGATTGCAACTCAGGTCTACCAAAACCTTCTAGGTTCTGGGAGACAACGGAGGTCGCACAATGCGCACCGCCGTCTACTGACGTCCCTCCAGGTTTCGCTCGAGCAGCGGCCTGGATTTCCAAGGAGTTAGGTCACTATGACCCAGATACCTGGAAATGTAAACACGGACCAGGGGCAATCTCACGTCCCGACTTCCTCCTCCGCTCAAAATATGAGTGGACGAGCTGGTCGAACAGACTTGAGAAGCGCTTTCCCATTGCTGACCATGGCTTCCATAGCCATAGCAGCTGGGCTAGTTGGGCATCTGGTGACACGGAGTTCTGCAATGCAGAACCTCGTAGCACCGTCTGCCTGGTCCCAAAGACTTTCTCTGGGCCGCGGCTTATCGCCGCGGAACCCGGAGAACACATGTTTATCCAACAATCAATGTTGCGATTCTTCATGTGCCGAACTGCAGAGTCGGCCCTATCCCGATTCGCGGATTTCCGCGATCAGAGTAGGAACCGGACCCTTTGTAGGTCGGGATCTGAGACTTCTACCCTCGCGACGGTGGATTTATCCGCCGCCAGCGACACGGTAGCAACTTGGCACGTTGAGGAGCTTTTTAGGAGTAATCCTAAATTGCTTTCTCACCTGTGTGCTGCGCGTACCCGTTTTCTCGTTCAGGATGTGTCTCACGACAGACCTGAGGAGAGTAGCTTACATATGTATGCTACAAGCGGGAATGCCACGACCTTTCCGGTTGAGACTCTTGTTTTTCTTGCTGTTGCACTGTCAGTTTGCGCTGAAGTGCTCCAGTGTGATTACAAGAGTCTTGAAGGAAAGGTGTCCGTCTTCGGGGATGATATAATCATCCCCGTGGAGTGTCGATCGTCTTTTGAGTACTGGATGTCCCGAATGGGATTCCGGATCAATGTCGCAAAAAGCTACTTTGAAGGAAACTTCAGAGAGTCTTGCGGTCTTGATGCCTTCAAGGGAGTGGACGTAAGTCCATTCTACTTGAGAGGTTGGTACTCACGAGACAACGCGTCTTCGCTACCACGGATGGTTTCAGCGTACAATAACGCTCTGAAAAGAGGGTTATTTCATACGTGTGAAGCCATACGGTTGACACTACCCAGGGGTTTACCTTGGGCACCATCAAGCAGCTTAGATGAGTCGTCCCTAAAAACGTTCATACCTAGGCCTGCATCTCACCCAATAAGGTGGAATGCAGCATACCAAAGGTACGAACGGCGCTCTCCACTAGTTGTTACTAGAGAGAGACGCAAGAAGGTCGACGGAGATGTCGGATTGTTTGCATGGTTCAATGAGAACCCGGGTCCACTTTTTAAGTGGAGTCCTACAATCGGACGTCGCGGTAGGCAAGTAATTGCTTA